GATATTTCTTGCTAACTGCCTTATCTACTCCGCAAAAAGTATAAGGATATTTTTCATAGGCAGCTTTTCTAATAAAATTAGAAAAAAGAAACCCTAGGCTTCCTGTAAATAATATTTTATGTTTTTCCATTACAATAACTTATGTTTGGGGTCTAGGTAGTGATCTTGATCTATAGTAATTATATCTTTCCACTTATCAAGGAAATTTTTAATATTTTGTTGCAGGAACATTTTTTGCACCGGATTCTTCTTTAATGTGGCACTTTCCTCATGGTAGATGCTGGTATTTCCACAATAAATTACTTTTTTCTTTTGAAGATATTTAACATCTAAGCAAAAATCAATATCTTCGAAGCACCAAAAATAAGACTCATCTAGCATTTTACTTTTAGAAGAGGCGCTCTTTAAATATTTGTATTTGGTCAGCAAACAAGCTCCGGTAACTGCCTGAAACTCACGGTCTAGAGAATCATATTTATTGCACTCTTCTCTGGCTCGAAAATGAATTGGAGTTTTAGTTTGCTTGTGAAATACTACTCCTGCATGTTGAATCTTATTAGTTCCAGTATATAATAACTTGGCGCCAACAACGCCAACCGAATTGTCGAATGAGCGGATCATACTATTAATGGAAGTAGTATCATTAAAAATGATATCGTTATTTAATAATAGTACAAAATCATTCTCTTCCGGCGTAGCATGATTAATAGTATAATTGACTCCGGCAGAAAAACTTTGTAAGTTATTTTTATAATTTATTACTTCAATCTGCGGGTGCCATTGCGAAGCTACTGAATAAGTGTTGTCGGTAGATCCGTTATCTTTAATGGTCCATTTCCAATCAACATTGGAAAGGCAGGGAAGTAAAGAATCTTTTAACTTAGATAGTTTGTCTAAGCCATTCCAAGAGAGGGTAATGATATGTAGCATCAATTATAAACCTACCTTAACGCTGGCGGTAATGGAAAGGTCCTTATCGGTTGACATGTTAACGGAAGCTCCGAGATAAGTGCTTTGAATAAAGGGGATATGCTTGCCAATATTATAAGAAACCGGAGTGAGAGAAAAATAAATCTTCTTATCTGGAATGGTTGCCATAGCTCCAACTTGAAGAATAGCAAAATCTGGAGTTCCACGATATCTTCCATAATTCATTAAGGACATAGAGAGGGAGGGTCCGAATTGAGGACTTAACTTGTCGTTAGCCCCGCCTTCGACCCCAAGATAGAGTCGAGGATCAAATACCCTGAACTTAGCTTCAGGAAATACTTGAGCAGTTTCTGCTTGCGAGATAGGGATGTCATAATCTTTTCCATCTACTTTAATTTGCATTTTATTATAGTTAGTGACTCTATTATCTTCATCTGTAGCAGTTACCGTAGAGAGTTTGTATTCACGAGGGAGTACGTCTAGGCTCCATGGCTTATCCTTGGCGGCAGTAAATCCAGCTTGTCCAAATGGCACTTGAAGATTTCCTTTAAATAATTCATTAATTTTAAGCCACTGGGTGGTAGTAAAATAATTATTTCTATCTTTTAAGCACTCTATTGTTTTATCCCCACAGGGCACAGTAACTACTGTTGGCTCCACGGGGTCTTCCACTCCATTATGTGGGGTGATTTCAGTATGACCGCTTGAGGGAAGATTGTTCCAATCATAGCCTATTGAAGAAACAAGAACCGTATTAATCGAATCTACTTTAGCATGAAGACTCTGTAAGTCTTTGTTAATTTTAGCAAGATCCATTCCATTAGCTTTAATCATAGAATCAATATCTTTAGATGTAGCATATTGGGACATGGAACGAGTAATTGCGTCTCCTAGATCTTTTTGCTTTACCATAGAAGATTCAATTTCTTTCTGCATATTAGAGATTTGAAATTGCTTATAGATCATGAAAGAAATACCGCAAACCAAACAAATTACAGAAAGATAGATAATAATTCTTTTTTCAAAATCTGACATATTAAGCTCTTTGCATTTCCGGGCACCAGTGAATAGTTCGGGTACCCATTTTTTCTCTTATAATATTATATCCGAGCGGGTCCTTTTTTTGACTATAAACCTGAAAATTAAAAGAATATTTACCGGCATTACCATCAACATTCTGATAAGTGGAGAAGCTGGCTCCCTGGGCTTGATATGACTCATTCATAACATTATAAATATGATCACATAAAGAAATTAATTCTAAATTAGTTAATTCTTTTCCTTTTTTCCAGGGACTAATCCTAGAGCGATATAAAGCCTCAGCACGAATATAGTTGCCCACTCCACAGAAAATAGATTGGTCCATTAATATCTGACCAATAGGAGTGGATTTATTTATTTTATTTTTTAACCACTCTATTTTTGAAGAAATATCTTCTGACAAAGGATCCCAGCCAAGAGAATCGAGCTTATCAAGTAACTCTTGTTTTGAGTTAACAAATTTAATTGTACCAAAATGTCGAGGGTCATTAAAATACAAAAATTTAAAATCGGAAATTGCTTGATCTATTGATTCGAACTTATCAACATATTGAAGAGTAAAACAAGTATGCTTGTCTTCTTTATTTTCCCATTGACCAGTCATTCCGTAGGTGCAAAACATATATTGACCATTGCTCAAGGACCAATACATGAATTTTCCTTTAACATTAATATCAAGAACGGAGCATTGCATAGTTGAGTTATAATTTTCGGGAATTTTCTTGCTATATCTTCCATTTTTAGAAAAAAATGAATTAATGATAGTTTTCCCGCAAATAATTTTTCTTAAATGGTCACAACTTGTTTTTAGCTCTGGTGATTCCGGCATAGTTCCTCCAATTACGCCTCTATCATAGTCATGCTTGGTGGAGGTGCAAATTATTTTTTAATTAAATGACTCCACTTACTGATAAATATTTCTCTTGCCTTTTTATAAAGCAAATGAGTATTTAATTGTTGGCTGGAGACTCTTCCAAAATGCACAACAGGGATTTCAACTACATTCATTTTTACATCGAGCTTTCTGGCAAGAAAGCTGGTATGAGTGTCTTCAAAATAACAAAAAAACTCTTCAGAAAATGGACCGCTGTAATTATTGATTATTAATTTATCCCAGATTTCTTTAGAGGACGCCAAGCACCACCCGGACATATAAGAATAAGGGCTATCAAGATAAGTATTGGACTCTTTAACAAAATTAAGTTGATTATCCAACAATCCCATGGTTGGTCCAACTAAGCCTTCAGAGCATTTATCGATAATTGGCTGGGTCCAGTTTTCAAAATTAGATCTAACCCTGATGTCGTTGTTTAGAAATAATACATTGGAAGCGGAGGATAGCGAATAGCCTTTATTGCTTCCCCAGGCAAAACCTTTATTCTCTTCGCTTCTAAAATAAGTAATTTCTTTTGAATTCTCTAATTGATGTTTAGTTTCATCTGAACTACCATTATCTACAATAATAATTTCATGATCATTTGATAATTTTGATAAGTCAGATAAACAACTTTTAGTAAAGTTCCATTTATTATAAACGCAAATTGCAATACTTAATTTTTTCATTTTACTAAACCTAGAATTTGATCGCCTATTTTGTCCCAAGAATACTTTTCCAATATAGAGGGGGCTAGTAATTGAGCTTTTTCCTTTAGAGAGTCTTTATTCGCATAAGCATGTTTCAATTTTTCTACACCAGAGTCAATGTTAGGCATGAAAGCTTTGCTTCCTGGTTGGTAGGACCAATAGACCATGTCTGGCTTAACAAAAAACTCTTTTCCCTCAATTAATAAAGAATTTTCTTCATTTAAAAAATCTAAAAACCCTCCATAATTTGGGGCGATATTGAATAACCCGGCTGCCTGAGCCTCTAGCCCCGTCATCCCAAATGCCTCGGTATACGAAGCGGAAAAAGCAGCATCGCAAGATTTGTAAAGAGAATAAATATTGGGAACGAACTGCCTAATTATTTCTATTTCTGCATGATTTTTGTATTTCTGTTTAAAATCATTAAATATTTCTTGGAAATTTACCTCAAAAAGTTGAGTTGGCTTTTTCTCATGAACTTTAATTACTAAACAAACATCATCTGTCTTAGTAAAAGCCCTCCCAAACATCTCTAATAATCCAAAAAGATTTTTTCTTTTATGAACTTGAGCAACGTTAACGAATAGCTTAAAATTCTTTTTTGTTTTTAATGGGTATGGGTGGGCTGAGAGAATTTCCTCTGCATTAACTCCGTGCGGAACTACAGTTAGATGGTTTTCTGGGATTCCAGAATTGATAAAGACTTGTTTTGCAAATTGGGAGGGTGGAAGTATCTGGTCGCACTCTTTATAGTTTTTAGCAAATCCCGAAGGTAAGCTATTTTTACCATCAAATTCATAAGTCCAAATTCCGAATCTGTTCTTATTTCCATTTTTTAAATAATTAGGAAAATTTCTAAAAGCAGTATAACTAAGCTGCATTGGATATTCTGCTTCAGGAATAGACTTTAAATATGGCTTTAGGTCTGGCGGTAGATACTGAACTCCGTCTGTACTAAATAGATCAACTTCGTGCCCGCTCTTAATAAAGGCACGAGCGAGATTTTGACCGACTATTGCCCAACTATAATTAGCGCCCAGAAATTGCTGTATTTTTATCTTCACTTAATTAGCCCTTTGGAGGCTAATATAACATTGGTAAAAAAATAATCAAACAGGAGGAAGAGATTGGAAATCTATTCCATTATCAGGATTATTATAAGTGATTACTAATCGAGCCATTGTGCAAATAGCGTTTCCAGAAACAGAAGAATTAAGTCGCAATACGCAGATACTGTCTGACGGATAATTTATTAACTGAGATTTTAGATCTTTGCTCTTAAATAACATAAATTGAGTTCCGGTATCATCTCCCAAATAAAAACTATTTCCATCTAAATAAATGTCACCTCCATCGTCTTGCATTGTAATTTGAGCAACATCTCCAGAAAAAGATTGTACGACAACTTCAAGGCGAATATCTTTAATGTCTTGTAAAATAAAAGAATTAAAAGAAAATGGGAAAGCGGCTATAATTTGAGAGTTTGATATTGAATTTTGAACATATCCCGACACGCCATAAATATAAACTGGATTTTTATAATAAAAGGAGGGGCTAAGCAATCCATTACTGTCTGTCTTTATTAGTTTATTGGCATCGGAAACTCCGGAAGTGCTATTAATTGCGAATTGATAGCTTAATGAGGCTCCATTACTCATTAAAACAGTTCCAGATGCGCCTACAGCATCTAAGCCAGTTCCGCCATGAAGTATTGGCAAAACACCAACAACATCAGTTTCTAAGTCGACAAGGGCAGAAGCACCTCCGACAACTGGTCCGCTAAAGATACTAATTAACTTCATTAAATTAGATACCTTAGTAGAGTCAACATACAAGGGCTTATTGTTAAATCCGCCTTTTTTCAAAAAGACATTAATTTGAACCTTGGTAGTGAGAGTGGAGAGAACGGGGTCCTGGTATAAATTAGTAAAATTAAGAGTAATTATTCCAGAAGCATAATCAATACTAACGCCTATTTTGCCGTCTACGATAATTCCTTGTATTCCATTCGGGTCAATTCCATTGGTATTGGGAGAAAATGACTGTATCGATACAGATAATCTGAGTTGATCTTTAGATAGGGCATCTGATTGAACAGTAGAGAAGTCGGCAAATCTCATTGCCGGAAAGCCTAATCTAGTTATACCATTGCCGTTATAGTCTCTGACGAAATCATCAAAAACATTAATATCTCTTTCTGACCCAATCATTCCTGGAGGAATTTCTAAAATTATAGTTCCAACTTCAAAATCTATCTTATAAAAATCCCCATTCTCTCTAACAATTTCTCCGCCAGGTCCGATAATTAAATTATCAGGAACAAACGTATCTACTCTGCCCGGATCAAATTCGGGTCGCATATTGTAAGTTTCGACCTGAATTCCATTTAGATCTTTGCTATAGATGATGGTATCCTGACCATTATCAAAAATGGTAGGAACGAGTTTATTCTTAGAGTTACTAACTACTAGATAATCTTCCCAGGAGAATTGTTTTTGAAAAAATAAATTAGCTGGTAACGCAGAGATATTTCTCCCCTGCAATAGAGCGTCATCTACAAAGACATCTCCTAGCAAATGAATATCTGTATTTCGAGTGGCTAAAGAAGTAAAATAATCATCATTTCTATCCAGGCTTGAGGCGCTAACTTGATATTTTTCAAGAGTTAATTTAATAACATTGAATGGTTTTCCTATTTTATTAAATACTGGATCTACTGGAGGGATAAATGACTCTTTATTTATATACTTATTTAGTAGATCAGCGTCCTGAGCATTTACTAAATAATCTTCGTTAAGATCAGATCTAAACAGCTCTGGAATAGATTTAGAGTTTAATAAAATTTTTCTAATAGTTAGAATGTCTAACATACTATCGATTCCGATAATATCGAACCCGCCATTGTTTGCCGCATTGCCGCTATTAAATATTAGCAATTTGTTTCCACCAACAGCGGGAGATAAATTAAAGAAATCTACTGATGCGCTAGAGAAATTAGCTTGTCTTGGATTAGAGGGATCGGGGACTAAGATACCGTCTGCGCCAGAAGCAATTATCTTATTATTTTCAACGTTGACGACTTGGAAAATTATATTTGTAGCATTTCCGAAAGGATACTGATAAGAAGAGTAGCCATTAACAAAAGTAACTGTATTGTTAACAATGTCCGGATTAAAAGTTGAATGTAAGGGTGGAGTCTGATTGAAATTAAATCCAAGATAAGTGTTAATTAAATTAAAATCTTCGTCATTAACAACCCCATCACCGTTAACGTCACCATAAAGCATGGAAATTATTTCTGCAGTAGCTACTCGATAATAAATACTTGGGCTACTAGAAAAATCTGGGAAAATTTTAATCTTAGTTAGATTTCCAGTTAATAATTGAGTTTGCAAGAACTTAACACTCTCATCATACTTTGGATCAGAAGGATCTTCTACTATTTTAATGAAAATTTCATTATTAATAAAAGAGAAAGTATATAATTTGGCGTTAAAATTAGCATCGCTAGATGCGTCAAAAAACTTAATATTCTTATCTGCAATAGCTCCAATTAAAAGAGGGTCGGTAGTCTGAGATAAATTGGCGATATCTAATGAACTTAATAACTGTACATTTGGAACATTTTGCTGTCTAGAGAAAATCAGGTTGCCGGTTCTTAAATCTTGAACAGGCGTATTCTTTTCTGTTTCGGCAAAAACAACACCCCTAAAAGTATCTGCTCCACTAAAATATAAATTATCTAAACAATAATCTACCGTAGCTCCTGTATTAAGATCTTCGGTTACTTTTGGAAGAGTTACGCCATTACCCGAAACATAAGCTTGCCCGTCTGTCACCTTAGCCGCATCAGTAGCTATATTAAACCATAAATCTTCATCCACTAAGTCTACCCAAAGAGTTCCATTAAATACTGTTAATTTAGAGTTAGATAGCTCTTTATTTCCGGTAGAAATCAGTATATTGCCCTTATCAGCGGCGCCGGAGCGCTTAATGGTAAAAGCGTAATAGCTTTCAGGAACTATAGAATAACTTCCTCCTAAAGCAGTATTGCTAAAAATAAAATCTACAGGCTGAGGAACGGTATTTAATTGTGTTCCGGCGGCAAGCAAGGTGTCGTAGCTAAAACTAATCTGAGCCAACGGAACTGGAGAGGGAGAATAATCTATTAATGTTTGTGGGGGTATATCCGTAGGGCACTGAAGCGCAGTTTGTAGAGGATAAACGCTAACAACAATTTCCCCATTCCATTTATAATCATCTACAACTGCATCGGGATTGGTAGCGGCTAATAATAAAGTAATTTTTTGAATATTATTGGTTTTTGCTTGGAATTTTTGACCTATTTGAGTAGTAACATCATTAAAATTAATAATTTTATTATCTCTCTCAGCCATTCTAATATTTAAATTATCAATATTATAATAAGGCAGTCCAGCTCTTAATAAATCTAGCGGAGATGAATATAAGGAGGAAAAGAAGTCTCTAAAAAATAAATTTGGCTGAGTTGTTTGAGCCACCATAGAGGCGCTTCTTGATAAAGAATAAGGCTTAGCTTCTTTGATAAGAATCTTGCCACCTAAATTAAAAGATTGATTGGATTCCCCTCTAAAATCATTAATTAATATTTGTAAAACAGCAGTATAATGCTTTTTAGTAATTTGAGATTCATTCACTCTAAAGTAAAAGGTCTCATATTGAAGATTTTGTTGAAAATCTAAACCTATAATTCCTATTTTTACCGATCTTTTCCCGCCAGTTTTTGATTCTGAAAGAGATATTTCTAATTGATTTCCGTAATTATTATCTGAAGGTTGATTTTGAGCCTCAATTATTGTGCCATCAAGCAATCCTATTGTGGCATCTGAATTAAATAAAATTCTATCCTGCAAAGCATCTACCAATATCCCAGTCCCAAACTGATTATTAATTATAGCAGATTGAATAGAATTGTTGTAATTTTGCTCTAAATTTAGATCTGAGGCATCTACCTGCTCTGCGTCGAACCATACATTTTGCATGGCTGAAACTGGATTGCGTTTAGTCATCTTTTACTCTCATTGATAGTACTGTAGATATGCTTTAGAATTAGCTGGCTTAAGCATGTATATTAGTTTTTCTAAAATCTGCTTAACCGTATCGCTACTGCTAACTATACCAAAAGAATCAAAAATATTTACAGTAAAATCAAAAGCGGAGCCTTGGTTAGCTACAATAAAGGCAAAATCTTCATTTAAAGTGGCAGAACTATCGAAATTTAAGAGATATGTAGTATATAGGTCAGTTGTTACCGGGAAAGCGACTTCTAAATTGGAAGAATAGTTAGGATCTAGTGGCTCCCCATACGGACTATAGATGGGTCTAGAAATATTAGATATTCTTAAATTATCTATTAGGCAATCCGCCTCGCTGTTCAAAGAATAATCAGCGCCTAAATAAACTTGGTTAATGGTATCTTTAAAAGAAATATTTTGGTTTCCAATAGAGATGCCCGCAGTCCCCGCTCCGAGATCGGAGAAAGCTCCAAAATTAACCTGACCATTAATTAACAAACTAGATCTTTCGTACCCATCAACGAACATTCTTATTTCATCCGAGTTTACTTGACTATTGAATTTAAAGCTAACCTTAACTCTGTGCCAGGTATCTCGAGACCAGTATATAGGAGAGGTTATATTATAATTTTTACCCGAAGCAGTTACATCGAAATTTAAATATCCGCCAGGATCTTTATAAATAGATAACCTATCTCCGTTGAATCCCTTGGGAATAAATTTAACTATTACAGGAGTATTGTCTTTTGGCAATTTTTTATTTAAATAAATAGTTTGATAATTTAAGATATTATTTGATCCATTTATAGGCTTATAGGTAACAATTAAATTTGCATTATTTAAAGGCAGAGGTTTTCCTAGATAAATTGTTTTCTTATCCAGACTAACTGCTCCATTTTCAAAATAATTAACTCTAGATAGATCTCCTACCACAACTACAGAAATTACCTGTAGGATTTGATTTTTAACACTAACAGAGCTGTTATTGTTGCTGGTGGTCACCTCTGCAATTGCGTTGTCTAGCCCTATCTCCAGCTTGCCTCCTGCAAAATAATTTATATTAGGATCTCCGTTTTTTAATGTAACGCTAATGATATTGCTTACTGGCTCACTTAATTTAATTTCTGAATTATTTAAGCTGACCGTCTCAACCACCTTAGCTCCGTAAGCATCAAAATAATACCTATAATTTGGATCTTTGGCGGAATCATAGAGTGGGTTAACCCAAAATTCTATTGTGCCATCTTTTTTGGTATCTAGTACTCCATAATTATCTAAAATAACAGGATTGTTAACTAACGAGATAGAGTTTTGAAAATTACTATTAATGGATACGTCCGATTGAATGAAGTTACCTCCAATGTTTTTAACATAGAAAGACGCAGAATTAACAAAAGGATAAAAATTAAAATCAATTAGAGTCAAAGTGTTAATATCAGACCTTAATGGAATTAAAGAATTATAATCTTTAGTGATAGATCTTTGATTGGATGGAATTACTTGACCTACACGAGTATCCGATAACTGTATTGAATATATTTTTACCTGATCAAGAGCCGCATTAGACTGATGAGATTTTAAAATATCACAACCAAGATAGATTTCTTCATTAGCGAGAGGGTCAAATTTTATAGTTGTGTAAGTACTATATTCAAATTCGTAGTAACCAACATTTAAGAAGTAAGGCTCTCCGACGAATTGAGTTTGTTCTAGTACGAAAAATCCATTTTGAAAACCAGTTCTATAATCCGTGACATTTAATACTTTATAGTACCCATCGGTAAAATCACCCAAGGGGATTGACAAATCTAGAATTAAACTCTTGTGATCTTGGCTAACGTCTGATATTCTATAGATTCCTGCCGCTGCCAATGGCTGCTGTACAATTAAGATATTGTCCTTATCCAAAGAAGAGAAGAAGTTATTGTCATCTGTGACAATATTTTCTCCCGTTTTTCTTAATGTTTGACCGGTGCTCATTTGATAACTATATCGAATAAGCGGAACCAGTGAACTATCCTCGGCATAAGTAATAGGGTATTTTTCTTTTATTTCAAATGCTAAGCAATCTTTTAAGAGATTAAATGGCTTGCAAATTACTTGAATATGATTTACGGTAATAAACTTATTAGAGAAATCTAATTTTCCGTAATCGTCAAAGTAAATAGTTTCGCTAATTATGTTATAATCGTAATCATATCCACCTAGAATAATTTGAACGGGAGTAGAGAAATCTACATTATTTGTTCCTGAAATAGTTGCAGATAAAGTTCTACCTTTTTCAGAGTTTGACGGAGGATTGTCGGTAGATAGATAATGCAGTATTCCAGAAATTACCGTAGAGTTATGAGAATTAACTACGCTATTTGAAGAGATTACTCTGGTAATTTTAACGTCATTCAAAGATACTGGCGGTGGTAGTCTGGTCGGTATTACATTTTCTATCTGATTCCCCCAAACATAGTGAAGCTGCTTAATTTTACGATGATTTAACCCAAAAGTATTTAATAATACCAAATCTTTTGCAAGAACATCATTGGTAATGGTCAAGGTAGCATTGAATAAATTATCTGAAGACAGTTGATAAGATGGGCGTAATGCCTTTACTCCAGGAATTTCTTTTTCTATATTAGAGTAAATATAAAAGGTTAGACCGCTTAATGTAACTGGCATTTTTTGGTCTAGTGTTAATTGCTGCCCGTTTACATTTAAAATATTATAAATTAATTCAAATCCGCCATCCAATATTCTAAGCAAGTATCCGGGTTTTATTTGGGTGAAATTAGATGAAGCCGAAGTGACGACATTGTTGCTGAGTGAAGTACTTAGATCATTATTTTCATAAATCACACTAAGAGTTGAAACCGCAACGCTCGGATAAACATTGGCATCTAATTTTAGAGTATAGCTAGCTTTATTAACGGAAAATTTTAAATTACTTAACGTGACAGGCATTGGTTGATCTAGAGTAAGATCATTACCATTAATGGCGTCAATGGTATATCCGGATTGATTAAACAATCCATCTTCAATATAAATTAAATCTCCAATATTAATATTGTAATTTCCAAAATTTATTGAAGAATTAACAACATTGCTGCCCGCAGAAGTGGCTAGATCATCACTCCCAACAATATCTTTATCAGAGGATCCTACTAAGGTTTCAGGATTAACGGTTCTAAATTTTTCATGGGGGAAAGGAAGTAATTTTTGACCATATTTAATTATATTCGGGACTTCAAATCCATCTATAAATAGATGCATTTCGTCTCGATGATTTCCAGAATTTAATTTCCAAGATGCACCGATAAAATGCTTTTCATTTTTCTTCCAATTAGATACGTCTGCACTAACCACATAAACTGTTTTAAACTTATCAATAATTTTAAAGTTTAAATATCCCGCAATATCTTTATAAATAGAGAGTCTATTCTTTTCTTTCTCCCCGGAATCAAGTATATAATACTCGTGATCAGAAATAAAAGTAAATATTTGAGATTGATCCTTTAAATTATTTATTTTAATTGCAACTTTATTGTTAGTAGTTGTAGTTGTAATGTCAGCGCCGCTACTTGCACTTTTAACATCATAAAAATTACCATCTGAATTTATTTGAACAGAATATTTTTGACCATTTCCAGTATTATCAATAATGTCAACGTACCATCTATTAAATAATCCAGAAATATCTGGAGCATAGTAGATAAATACGCCGTTCTTATTTTTCTGAGGGATTCCAGAAGAATTAGAATTCTTATCTATTGTAAAAGAATTATTTATTAGTAATGGATGATGCTCTCTATCTCCGATAAAAATAGAATTTTGTGCGACAGGAGAGTTGTCCTTTAATATTTTAAAAGTTAATTTTGCATTATTGTCTATGCCATCCCATTGCGGCAAAATCCATGTTTCGAAAGTTCCTTGATTAATGGAAAGATTCGAGGAGCGTGGTAAAGAAATTCTTTGAGAAGGAGAGTCTATCAATGCTCCATTTCCGAACTTAACTGGTATTAATTGAAAGTTTCCTTCGGTAGTTATTTGGTTTGGATAAAGTAAGCTACTCCCAAGAGACCAGCTATTGAATACCGACTCGATAATTTGAGGATCGATGTGTGTTATTTTATTTACCAAGTTCTTAATGCCACTAATTGTTGGACCTTTCAAAAAAGAAGATAGGGCGCCGGTTAACGCATCTCGATATCTTTCTCTGTCCAGATCAACATTAAAAACATTCAATTCCGGAATAAGTAATAAGGATCCGAAATTTTTCAATAAAGCGTCTCTGAGGGCGCCTACTCGATATGACACATAGTAAGTAGTGTTTTCGGAAACGGCATTGCTTTGTCTAAAGTCAATTACGTTATCTCCGTACTCATAACTGATAACAATTTCATCAAGTAAATAAGTATAGTCTGCGTAAAGGTCGCCTTTGTTATAATCTACTACGACTCTAGAGAGATCGTTTATGGATACAGTGTAAGATAGATTAACTATCTGCCCTGCGGCGGGAGAATTTACTCCCGATAGAATTAATTTTGCAAGATTTCCGGTTACAATTTGTCCGCCAGAATCCCAGAGCTGTTTTCCGTCTGAATTTCTGATGATGCTAATATCATAAGAAATATTTGGAGATAGGTAGCTGGTATTTTCTGGTAAAGGTATGTATAAATTAACCCCGTCATCATTGACTTGAGTGATTAGAGATTGAGGGATTGGAGAAACAGTTATTGTATTTCCGCTAAAAGAAGAAAAATTAGAAAAATTAATTGGGTTTAAATTATTAACTAAGTCCTGATACTCAAAAACACCTCTAACATATTTTATTTGTTCAGATACTTTCCCATAAAAAGATAATTGATCAAAATAACCTATTACGCCATTATTAATTTGATACGGCTTTGTCTGTTCATTATTGTAATATAGCTCATCGGAATATTGAAGATTTTCTGGGAAAATATTATTGTCACCAAAAGACAAATAAGTAAAACTTTTATTTTTTGGATTAAGAGGGTTTACTTGATAATAAATGTCATTTACGCTTATGATATGTTTTTTCGCTGTAATGATATTATTTTTTCGATAAGAAATAGTGCCGATATCATTATTTTGATTTGCACTTACTGCGCAATAGACTATCCCGTTAACATAATCGATACAGTATTCTCCAATATTATTTAAATTATTTAAGTTAATTTGAATATTTGAATCTTTTTGAAAATATTTTTCTTTTTGAAAGATACTTTTATTGGAAAAGCTTGCACTGGAATTAATAGAAGACCCGATACAATCTTCTGTTGAAGCTATTAAACTGTTATTATTTAATAAAATTTTAAAAATGTTAAGAGAGCTTTGATTAATAGAGCTGCTATTAACAAACAAGAACTCATTTAAGACCGCCTCAAAAGTAACTCTTTCCGAAGTTTCATCATCTATTCTTGGAGCTATGTTATAATCAAAATAAACTTTATTATCGTTCCAACGATTAATCGAGTACAGCTCACCCGAAGTTTCATTGTAGATTCTAAAGACATTAGTTACAGGTGAGTTCGTGGTTTGTATTGTCCCTAAATTAAGTAACCTATTCTCGACTCTCTCTTGCAATGATTCATTATGGACTTCCGCCACATAATCTTTATTTGGAATCAATACTTTTTCATAGCTAAAATTAATTAATGCAGAGTTGTCTCTTAAATTACCTTTTGGTAAAGAAACTAAATCTTTAGTATCTGAATCATACACATAGTCTACTTCATCTTGATAGGAAAATCTATAATTATAAGTGGCGACGGGAGGAGATGCCCCTGTTCCGGACTTAGAGCCGTCTGCGCCATAAACATACACTCTTCCAGTGGTATAGTCTACGCTATAAGCTCCAGGAAAAGATGGGAGAGCCTCTAATCTAAAGGGAGATTCATATAGGAAGGCGGGATGCTTAGCATTAACGTTAATGCTGTTAGGATCGGTAAAAGTAACCCCGCCTAATTGAGGAACGTCATTATTTAAATCTACAATTGGGGCGTGCTTTAAATTAAAAATATTTATAATTGATGGAAGCGTTTCTCTACTAGACGTTAGCACCTCTTCTACTCTTAAGGAATCAGAATAAATTATTTTACCAACATCTTTATATTGATAAGAGCACTCTATTCTGACAATAGCGTCTAATTTAAAAGAAGGATCTTGAAGTATCTGCTCGTTTAGCTTTATTTGATTATCTTCTAACAATAAATATTTAAATCCAAAATCCTGATCATATTTATTTTCTTTTATTTGATACCCAAGAGTCTGAATATCATATTCGTATATTGAAGGCAGGGAACTCAATATAAAAGTTAATTTTGTTAGCTTAATTACAGGTGAAGAATTTAAATTTAAAATTAAACTATTGATGTTAAATTTGCCGTCCACATCTACAGAGTCTGGAGTTAAAAGCTCTCTAGTAACTTGAGTTGATTGAAGCGTAAACGGATAGAATGGAAAAGTGTCTACGCTATAAAAACCAGAGACTTTATTTCCAGAAGGGGTAAGTCCAACCCTAATAATTTCATAGGCGCCTTCTTGATCTAACCGATCAAAAGGTCCACCGCCTCTTGTTTTTTGCTCATCTTCAATAGTGTTACTTAAATAATTTTCATTTTTTACTTGACGCACATCATATAAGGATTTAGATATGCTATTTACAAAAGAACCAATAACTTTGTAAACTGCAGTAGTTGGGTCTTCTACATTATAAATATTTTCTCTTAAGAAATTTACTAAATAAGTTCTAATGATATTATCGGGCTCTTCTGGACCTAAGATTATCTTTAAGTTGCCTACATTATCTTCCAGTAATTTAAACTCACCATTTAAAGATTGAAATGGGTGATTAGAAGTTGAGCGAAACACGATATCATAAGCGGCATAAGGAGTCAAAGGCTGGCAATAAATCTTTAAGACATTATTGACCACTTGGACTTTAAGAGCTTTAGAATCTGGAACATTTAAAGTTTGAGATAAAATTTGAATGTTGCTAACATCTAAATTATTAGTTAATTTTTCAGTAAAACTAGCTATTAAATTAGAGCTATCAACAACTGTAACTGATTCTACTCTTAGGTTGCTCATCTTGTCTCAATATTCACTATAACGTTGTTTGCCACAAAGTATTCGTTCTTTTGAGCCGTTAAGCTAAGAACTTGACCTGGGACCCCTGTTTTATTAAAATAAATTATTCTTGATCTATCTACGCCATTAATAGAGTAAGAAGAATTTACCAAATCCGATCCATCAATTATTCCTCCTAAAGAATTTAAATTAATAGAAGAGGTTAATATGTTTCTGACATTTTGAGCAACTATAGATGAACTGTTAGTAAAGATAGAGCTAACCACTATATTCATAGTTACATCTACAAGTATTGCGATTGCCTCTTTTGCAATAACATCTGCATTTATCGGTCTGTTATTTTCTATATTAAAAGTGGCATCCGTAATTGTTTGATTATAATTATAAGTTATAGTGATTCTTTCATTTGTCTTTGGCGCAGTGTAATCGTAGAATACTTTGTATCTAGAGCCAAGAGGGGGTTGATTTATTGTATTTAAATTTAAAACGGAAGATGCGGTTGATTTAAACCCGCTACTCACATAGACTTTATCAATTAATAAGAATTTTTTACCCGTATATAATAAACCAGGAGCAGTATAGTTTAATGTTTCAGAGTCCGCAGAATTAACTACACAAATAGTGGCTCGCATCTTATCTCCAATTTTTGGAAGATAAGGGTTAGTCGAAGTATCTAGCATATTCGTGCTAGTCGATGGCAAAATCACACTAAATCTATCTAAAAGAGGGTTTTCGATTAACTCTCCTATATAGTAAGAGTTATCTCTTATTTTTGAGTTAATTAAATCATAATTAACAATAACATTAGTAACTTCATCTAGGTTTCCTGCAGTTTGAACTTTTTCTAGCTTAACTATTCTAGCCAATTTAAGAGAAGAAGGTATAGCAGATGTAGAAGATAAACTTAACCCTTTAACAACTGCTTCTAGTAAATTGACCTCTAGCCCGGACGCAGTTGAGGTAAAGATTACATCTTTTATTTTAAAAATAGTTTTTCCTGTAATGGCAATCGAGCCATTAGATACGTTTTGATCGAAAATTAAAGAAGAAATGTTTGTTGGAGAGGTTCTTAAATTATTATAATTATAATAATTTATAAAAACTTTATCAAATAGTTTAGGATTGCCAAAAGATGATAGAATTAATTTATTATTTGCAAAATTTATCGTGCCAGATCCGTTCCACACTTCTTGATTATCTGAGATCCTAGTAATAGAAATTTGAGATTTACTAATATTTTCTAGGGAAATAGTCGCTGTAAATTGCTGCAAACTAGAATTAAAATTAATTATATCAAATATACCATTGTTATTAAAATTATACCCATCATAAATTTTTAATTTATAATTAGATATGGCAGTAATATAATTAAGATTCATTGTCGGGCTAGTAACTAAGATCTGTTGAGGGTTTGACGGATCTTTTTGCAAATACCCATCAAGAACTTCTCCGTAAACTATTTGGGAGGCGGGGTCTAATATTTCAAATCTTAATGGTCCGACATTATCTATAAAATTTAAAATATCAACATATAGTTTTTGATCAGCATCAGATTTTACCTCTGATTGTTGTAATGCAATTACTTCATTAGAAAAACTAACTGGCTGATATCTCGTATTATCCTTGGAGTAGTAGAATGTAACTACTTGATCTTTTTCCAAAGGAGAATTGTAATTAGATAGTATTAACTGATAATTATTATTAGAATTATTAAAAGTTATAGTTCCTGGATGCATGCTATCCCAAAGAACAGCGCCATCACTAATTCTTATAATAGATAAGATGTCCGATGTGCCCAGGGTGAAGTTATTTGCATTAATGGATAATTCAATGTAAAGCTGATTGCTAACATTTTTATTAATTAATAAGCTCTCTCTTATTAAATTATTAAATATATTGTTATTTATAAATCCCAGGTTATTTAAGTTAAATCCATTAGAGACTCTGCTCGCTGGGAGCAGGGTCGTTGCGGAAGAGTAGAGCGAAGGGACATTGGCTATGTAAGAAACATTTAAATAAATTTGAGAAGAGTCTGTTACGATATTGCTTGCCGGTATATTAATTGTACTAGAATTAAAGCTGCCATTTATATTATCTACATAAAAAGTATTTTTACTATCAAAAATAATAGAGACTTTTTGACCACTTACTGCGGTAGTGTCTGCCGGTAGAATTATATTTGCGCCATAGACAACTTTAATGCCTATGACTGATGTGCTGGCTGTAAAAGATCCGTTATTTTCAGCCGTATTATATAGTTCAACAAAAGTATTCTTTAAATAAATATTTTGTATTGATTGAACTGGAACTGGTAAATTTAATAATTGAACGGATTTTCTCCCGGCGTATATCCCAGAGGTTACATCCGAGACAATACCGTCTTTTTGTTCAAAAGTATTGCAAGATATTACTGAGCTTATTGGGTGAGATACGGATCCCGTAAATATATTTGCCGTAGCGTCTTTGATAAATAATGCTTTTTCGTCTTTTATTTCTGAGCAATAACCCCAGTCAACATTATCAATTGAAGGACGTAAATTATCATTTAAATATTTTCCATCATAATCCGAATATTGATCATAATCAAATATCCAAGTATAATCTACCTGAAGGACATCAGTGGCAACCGGTAAAGTATTACCAGAAATTTTTATTCTTCCAGTTGTATTGACGCTTCCGGTTCCGTCTACATTTTGATTTACTATGAAATATCTTTCCCCGGTATTAACATTAAATACTCTAGTTACATTTGTTAAGGGATAGTGAAATAATTGAATAATTGATCTGTCGCTAGTAATAACGCTATTCTCATTAACAATAGATATATTTTGCTGAATATTTGGAATGTTCAGCACATCAGTGTATGACAATGGATCTTGTCCATTAAATTTATTTTTAATTAAGTCCTGGGAGAAGGCAGATATTTTATTTGATGTCCATTTAAACTTATCAAATCCCCAGGGAGATCCTGCATACACTCCCGTGTCTTTTACTAGCTCATAATTTCCGGAAACTCTTCCGAGAGAATCGACTGATTTGGGTATGAAATTAGGTCCGCTCAGAGAACCTACTACGGTAACAAGAGAGTCGACTGGCTGAGACGGCAAGGTCCCATTCTTTATATTATCTACTCTTCTTTTGTTAACAGTCTTGTTTTCATCTCCGGATATTTGTCCCAAGACAATATCGTTTTTATCATTGGAAGAGTTATTCGTATTACTTTTATCTTGATAGATATAGGTATCTATTGTTTGGAGTAAATTTTGCCCCAAAATAATAACATCAACTTTGCCGCCTTGTCCCTCGGAAATAATTGTTTTATTGCCGCTAGAGTCGGTCGAGACTACGGTCCCATCTCTTGTCATCAAGGGGTCACCCGGCTCGATAACCGTGGCATCTATAACATTGGTAGTGGCGAGGGCGGTGCTTCTATAACCAAGGGCAGTGCCAATGCTAGAGCCATTAAAAAGAGCTAGAATTCTATTTCTAAAAGCAGCGTCGTTTTCCTGATTCGAGCCGCCAGTAAAATTATTAGTATTTGTTGCCCCGGTGATTCCAGTGGTCGTAGATCTAGAGATATAATATTTGCCAATATTTCCAATGGCTCCAGGAGAAACACATTGAACTAAAACTTGTATCGCGTATTGATCTTTAATACCTACGAAGTCTAAATCATTTTTGAATCTAGTAGCCGTAGATGCGTATGAGTTGGCTGAAGCTGGAATAATAGAGACTCCGGTAGTTACTTGAAAAGAAACTCCGCTACTGGTAATAACTAAATCTCCTGAATTAACTGCAAATGGAGCATCTACGGAATTAAAAGTAAGAAGGGCTACCCCATTAGCCGGTACAGCTTGTTTTCTAGACAACCCGAAATTTTTTGCTAGTTTGTCTAAATCTGCCCCAGCAGCCAATTTAATAGATTGTAAATCTGAAACGTTAGCAAGCTCATCATAAATTAAAGAAATTTGGCTAGCGGGGGCATCAATAAATAAATCTCTGGCAACAGTTCCAGGTTTAGTATCTAGATCTGGCTGAACCAGCTTAAAATAATCAATTAAGCCTAAGATAATATCATTTACATTTCTTATTGTTACCATTTACTTTTCTCAGGCTCCTCATATAGTGGTTACGGTAAAATCAGTGGCTAGAGCCTTTAATCCCTTACTCAAAACTTTCACTCGAACCAAAAACAACCTAAAGTCATTTGTATCCCTGCTAATTGATATATCCATAATATAATTAATTTGCTCAAAAGGGGATAATGTTTGTAATTGTTTTGATTGTGTTTCTTGCAAAGATTTTAAATTTTGTATGGCATTTTCTAATTGAACCCTAGATACCTGCAAGATAATGTCATTGCTTAGGGGTGAGCCAATCATTGTTTTTGAGAGAAGGGAACCGTACCACGGATAAAGTGGGTTAGTTCCGGTAGGAGTAATGCATATTTTTAACAAATCCTGGGCTAATTTATCCGTATCGGTAACAACATTTAAGTTACCGTTATTGACTACCAAATCTCCAGAAATTATTTTTAGATCAAAGGACATAATTTTGCCTTATTTTATATAAAAATGCAAAATTATTACTTTAATCAAGAGGATGCCGATTTTTTAAGGTTCAGATAGATGGCATCACATATAGAATATAAATATTTTACTAAAACTGAAAATCTAGATAGAGCTTCTTTAATTCCAATTCTTTCGGGAAGAGGGGTCCTTAAATTAAAAATTTTATTTTGCATTCTAGCATAGGCGGTATCATCAAAGAAAGAAATTAAAACCTGCTCATCTATTAAATAAAGTGCTGAAGTAATTACTAAAACATCGCATAATCCAAGACCACTAAATTCTCCCATTATATATTCTATATACTTAAGGGCGTTGTTGGTATAAGAAAATGCATTGGACCTTGCTTTATTGAGTTGCTCCAAGTTTTTTTGATCTAAGGTAGAATCTATCGGTGGTCCATTGATAAAATCAGTAATCGCTCCCAGAGCGCTTTGTAATTGAGCTAAGAAAGGGTTTTCAGATAAACTAGAAGTTTTTATAATTTTGTTAAAGAGAATATCTATTTGATTTGTAGCATTTTTTGCCGTTAAATACACTATTTCAATTTCTCTTTTATCTTTATTATTAGGATCTGATGAGAGTATTTTTCTTAAGTTGCATCCATACTCTGGTCCAGATTGACTCGGTACGGGTATTAAATTATAATTTCTTTGATTTTCATTAATTACATCTACGTTTTTTTTAAGCTCTGCCATCATTTTTTTAGCAAGTCCTATGAAACTAGCATAATAAACCGATGTATTTCCTGATGCATTTGTATTTGTATAGATTTTATTTAAATCTGAGCTATCTAATGAGATAGATCCTGTACTGGTCACCTGCTTAATGTAATCGATCTGGCTTTTTTGATAATCACTTAATTGCTCTTTTTGATTATTTGAAGAAAGTCTATCAATACATATTTGTTGCAAGCCAGCCGCAGGATATTGGATTTTAGTATCAGGAGTTTTACCATCAAATATAAAAAAGGGAACGTTAATATGATTGCTATCTCCCGCTGCAAAAGATGCTCGAGGATCAACTACAAATGGCATAATGAAATGGTATCTTTCGGTTGCATTTTTGCCGAACCACTTAATATAAGGTGAAAGATCGTCAAGAGCGGTCCGATTAAATAAATTAACATACGTCATCATATCTTTGCCATCCACGGATTCTGTAGAGACATTATATTTACAATCCTTAGATTCTATTTCTAAGGGATTTTTTTCTGGATTATTCATGCAACTATCAAATTTTCTTGGATTTTTTGTAACTAGTGCTAAAACGCTCGCCCCAATACTTTCATTCCTAGAAAAAATAGATAATATTTGATTTAAATATAAATTTCTATCATTAGATGTTATGTAGCATTTTGTTTTAGTAAAATTATTTGATATTTTTATTTTATTTTCAATATTATCGGTATTAGAGTCGTACCCGGGATTAAAGAAATTATCATTATCAATTACCGGCATCCCTAATATTCTGTAGAAAGCGTGACACCTAGATTCTTTAAAAGCATAAGATGAGTCATCGTTGAAGACCAATACGGGAGGAGGATCTCCTTTAGTTACTTCTGGACTATCAATTGTGTAAATATTATTTTCATTTATAATTCCAGAAATATAATTATTTCCACGGTACCCATCAATATGCTTAATCCATTTAGAATACAGGTCATCTAGATCTATAGTGTAATTTGCGTTATCTCGGTAAAACGGCATCAGCTATCTCCTGAAGAAATTTCTTCTCTAGATACGTCTCCGTCGTCTCTTCTAGGTTGACCATCCGAGGAGTCGCCTATTCCGACAGACGTAGTTCCAACTCCAGAAGATGCGTAAATGAATTGATACTCTATTTTTCTAACAGAAACGCTAGATTGTTTTGATAGATCGGCGGGAATATTAGTGTCAGATATTTTTTTATTATCAAATGATATTTCTAATTCTCCAACTCCAGCCGTCTTACTGCCTATTTCTGCGATAAAGTATCGACTTCCATCATAAGAGAAAGAGGTGATATCTCCAAAAGTTACGTGAGGAATTATTTTTTCAGCCAATGAAGATGCGGAAGCGCTCGGCAATGAGCCGCACAAAGAGGCTCCGGAGCTTTCTTTTAAATCCACCTTTACTTGAATTTTCTTGCTTGTAAATTGAACGGAGGGATTTATCTCTATGGTAGACCTGTATTGATCGAAACCGATTGGTATAATCGAGTTTATTGTGCTTTCTGTTTCTTGTTGCAGTTGCTGCATACAAGCAATTGCGGTAGCTTGCAGTTGTTGAGCGCCACTTTCCGTCACATCGTTTCTAAAGGCATCGATAGCTGAAAATACGCATTCCTGAGCTTTTGTAACATCCGGGAAAACAAGATTTTGTAATTGCGCAATCTTAGTATTAAAATCATTGCTAAATACGGCATTTGTAAAAGTTTTATCAATATTTACTTGAGGCATGCACCCATTAGTAATAAGATCTTTTGATAGCAATACAGAGTGATTTATTTTAAATGTATATTCAATATTGTTAATAATGACTGTTGGAAAATCTGTAATTGATTGAAAAATTGTTTTTGGAGGATTTTTTATGAAAAGAAAATTCTCTATTGTGGCTTGTGCACTTACTTCTGTAGTATTATTGCTTGCATTAGTATCGTAACCGGTTACAACAGTAACTCCATCCTCTTCAAATCCCTTTCCTCCCGCCATTTTTAAGACTCCCGTTGGATTTACTTTAAAGGAATTGTCGGGTTGAATTAAAAGAGATTCTGTTGGATTGGTTATAATGCAATCTTTAAATACTAGATGCCTTATCTTATTTGTCGAAGATACTGATCTTCCCCAATCTGATGGATTGTATAAAAACTTCATATCCACTAGATAGGGGGCTTGGTTCGGTGGGGTTGACGCAGTATAATTTGAATCTGTGGGGAAAAATACCGGTTTTGGAGGCTCAGGAATGTCCTTAGCATCAATCATATTAATGAATTGTTGATAAAGATAACTGTTCGGACCGGCGCTATAGCCTTCTGTAGTGTATTCTCCCGAAGGAGCGTGTGCAGAAGCTTGGTCATAGAATCTAAAACTGGACTCTCTGTCTATTTTTTGGGGCAAGGAGCCAATTAAAACAGAGTATAACGGGTCGTTTTGGTTTATTCCTGCAAGATTTGGAAGTGACTGAACTTGGCTAATGTACTGGAAGGACCCGGTAGTTCGAATAAAGTTAGAATATTTTATAAAATTAGGGCAAACATCGGCGGTACAGCAGTTTTGAAAATCGCTGCTGTCGCATGGCGGTATAGCAAATCCAAGCTGCAGAATATCTTTAAAAATTTGAATCACTAAAGATATCATTAAAAACACAACGAAAACATTTTGAAATAAGCAGAGAATTATACCAATTTTTTTAGCAACTGCCAGTATTACTTCTTTGTCAGCTCTATCTATAGCCTTGAACAAAGTTCTAATATTTATAATTATTAACTTAACTAGTTGTACAATTAAAAGTATTACGTATTGTATAATTTGAATTATTAATATTAATAAGGCAATGATCATTACAATCAATGCTAATAATGGAAATAATGCCAAGAATAAAGGAATACATTCTCTAAAAAGTCTTTGCACGGCGTTTGCCGTTTTTACCGGATTAGGTAATGCGCAAATTACTTCAATCACGCACAAGATCATTTTTAGCAGTGGTAGAAAAAATTTATACAACATCAAAAATGGCAAAAATTGATCTAATACTTTAATCACCCCGTCAATAATATCTTTTCCAAAATTAGGGTTTAATGGTGACTTTAGCTCTCCTACTGGCAGTAAAACTTTAACCAATTCAAAAATGCCAGACAAATCTGGTGGTCCGAGAAGACCTTTAAAGTCAGGAATGGGCAGATTTGGGACGCCAGGAAGCCCAAAGCCAGGTATTGCTGGTCCGGATGGACCATCCGGTATATTTATATTAATGCTATTGGGATCGCAAGGACACATACTTTATATATTATATCGTTGGATTTAGGCTTTGCGCTATTTTCTCGACTCGCCTTCCTTCAATTTCAACTATTTCTCCGGAAATAGAAACCTTTGAATTAGATCTTATATCGATTTCCCCATTAGACTCAATAAATATTTTGGTTGGAGATATTAGGGATATCCCTGTTTTATCTATTCTAATAACAGTAGCATTGTTTCCTTCCGTTATAACCCGAATATCAATGGCTCCAGAAGTGTACGCATTGTTTATCCCTTTGCTATCAAACCTACTATCTTGGCTTTCATTAATGCCGAATCCACCTACTTGCAATAGAAGTTGACCATCCATCCCAATAGCTGCACTAATATTATTTTTATCTTTACCTATATTAGCTATCATTCCTCCGGCAGTATCAAGCCAAATTGACTGTCTATCTATCGTATTTGCTCCGACATTAAGCTCGATGGAGCCATCTAAATTAATAGATCCGCTACGACCTCCGGCATTTTTACCAACAATTATAGATTCGCTGACGATCGGATGGGTGATGACTTGATTTGGAAAAATAAGTGTTTCTGGTGGATTATAAAGATAATTTGTAAGGTCGGGAAGTTGATGAGAAATACAAGTGGCAGTAATATCGTGATAAGCTGTTCCATGAGCAAGATGAGAGACATTATTTCCATCAGTAATCTTTTTAGAGATTCTATCAATGGGCGAAACTTCTGCACCATCCTTATCTTTAATAGAAATTAATCCACGATTATATCCACCTTTGCTTTTTATTTGGTCTTTTTTACTTTCATACTTTAAATTAAAATTAACCATTCCTGCCGCAAATGAATCATGCAAAACATCAACCGCATCACTGGGAAATAGTAATTCATTTGGATTAATAGACGGATCATTTGCTGCGGCAACCGTATTATAATTCTCATATCGAGTTAATAGGGGCACATTTCCCGACTCCGAAGAAGCGGGAATATTTATTTTGAACTGACCCTCTTTATCTACGTCAACGAAAAATCTACTTCTACTGCGAGCATAGTCCGACGTATCGTTTACGTCGGGAGGATTATTGAGTTTTCCAAGATCTTTTTTAGCATTTATTTCAAAATGAAAAGCTATTCCTCGTCTTTGATTTTCCCTGATTTTAAAATAATTATCTGCTTGAGAAGATTGAAGATCTCCATTAAGTTTATTTTTAATTGGGAATCTATTTAAATCTAAAAGATTTCCATAAATATCTACTACGGTACCTTTTACTGACTCCATTAAATAATTGGGTGAAGTTAACCCTAAACTCAGAGTATCTGCCCTACTCGCCCGCCTATCTTTTTTAAGCGTTGGCAAGGTCGAAGATTTGCTGGCTTTTTCTGAGGACGAGAGATAATTTTCGGATTCAGATTTTAAATCTAAAACATTAGAAGAGTAGGAAAACTCATAAACAATTTCTCTATTTTCTGTAAAATTGGGGCTTTTTAATGAAACAAACTCATTTAATTCTGTAGAATTAAAATCATTGAAAGAAAATAAAGATATTGACGGTATGTTTCTATAAAAATCTTCTTTAATTAGTTTTAAACTGTCTGGATAATTGGTTTCACCAATTTCTCTTCTTATTTCCCCATCAATTTTTCTAGAAGATTGAGAAAAATTAAAATGATAATTGTAATTATTATTAGAACTATCGTACCAATTATCAGATGCGTATTCTCCATTATAAAGAAGTAATCTTTTATTTTCTGATTTTCCTAAAATAATATCATTTTGTCTTAATAAAATATTATTTTCCGGATTACTTCTTAGTAGTAACTGCCCTGGGACTAAATTTTGCGGCAAAATACCATGATTCGTGGCGTAATATTTAATAGGGACATATTGACTGCTTTGTCCTTGCAGAATGAGGGCTGGTGTATTTGGCGGCGGTTTGGCGCCAATAAGCACGCCATTATTATCTGAATATGTATAATAAAAATCGTATTGAGAATTCTTTTTTCCGCCCAAGGAAATACTTAACGGAATTCTATTACTAGAATCGTCTACGGTTCCGGTGACCTTCCCGGTAATAATTAATCCAGGAGGTGGGGTAAATTTTAAACTACTAGCGTTCATTTTATTTTCTAAGGACGGGTTTAATAAAGCAATCTATTATATATCCAACTAAGTATTTCTTTTTCTTATACACAATTTCTACGGGAGTTTTAGAGATTGCGTTGGGGTCTGCCGCTGGCGTAATGCTGGAAGTATCTTTTTTTGCAAGCTGATCGGCTGCATTAAAAGCAAATCTAGATGGGCTGGACCTTCTGCTTGAACTTGATAAATCTACAGCTGGGGCGACAGTGACCGTTGCCCTAGATCTATTTCTAAAATTAAGTAACGAAGGATCCTCGTCATTAAAAGTTGAAGTTCCGTCAAAAATTGATTTAATATAATTGGCGAAATTTTTTGTGATATCTGACTTTTTAAAAGCCTTATCTTCATAAATTACTAATCTTAATTCTAAGTCAAAATTTGGATCATTATTTGAATTTATAGCTTTATCAAAAGCAGAAGATATTTGTTTTAAAATATTAGAATTAGTATTGCCAATAGGAGTTTTTTCAGATAATAATTTTTGATTTATTTCTTCGGTTGTTCCTTTTTGTAAAATTATTTGAGGATCTAGGACGAAACAACCTACCGCAGTACCGTCGACAACGTTCAAATTTTTTCTATTATCTATGGTGACATTGTCTCTGTTATTGTAAAGCATTTTTCCGGCTATATCTAAATTAGTTGGAATATATTCTCCAGGATAATGTCCGTAAGAAAGATCTAGAGTGGTTGCGAACTCTCCTCCCATACTAATAGTATGTCTTACTGATTCTACATAGAATAACATTCCTTTTTGCTCTAAATACACAACTTCTCCTGGTTGGGAGAACTCATTGCCAATAACGGTAACCGATCCTTTAATTATATTTTTTCTTTGCCTTGATAACAAGGCGGCTGCAAATGGTCCAGTTTGCGACTGTGGATTGGTTAAGAATGGCATATCTACTTCGGATGCCTCTTTGAGACCATACATTTTCCATAAATCATAATCAATTGCATCTGAAGAGATAAGCGCATTACCTCCGTTAGGGAGAAAATCAAATCCAGGTCCGCCAGATTGAGTTGCAGATTTGGGTAAATTTTTATCTAGCCGACCAGTTACTCTTACAGAGGTATATTCTGGCCCATTAGAATCTATATTATAATTAATAATTTGAGAATTTTTAATAATATATCTGGAACCTGACCCAGGACCGTAATCATCATATGACTCATCTTCAATCAGGTATTCAAATGCTTCTGGAAATGTTTGGCTGGAAGTAGTCGAGGAAGGAAATAGTAACTGAGTTGTTGTTTCCGAATTATTTAAAGAATTTAGCTCTGATGCATTTTTAATTACTGAATATAATGACTTAATCGCTTTTTGTCTTTCAAAGATTTTTTTAGCCATTTCATTTGTTATTTTAAAAGAATCTACCTGGTAAAATTTTGGAAAAACTACCTCCCCAATAACACTTCCAGATTCTTCAGAAGACCCTCCATAAGAATTAGAATAAATATAATCTTGTGGCTTAATTCTTACTCCTATTTTTTTGTACACTCTATCAATTAAATAATTAATTAGCTTATCCTTACTTTCGTCTTCCTGCGTAGACAGTAATTGTTGTTGAAGCAATTGAGAATTAAGAACAGTATTTCTAAAATTATTTAATCTACCACCTAAATCAAAAGTGCTTTTAATATTTAATTGAGGTTTTAAAATTCCATTTAAATTTTTTGTTTTTTCAAAATTATCATCTCTTTCTGTCCTGTCTGAGTTAATGTTCCCATTAGAATCTAGAAAGGAGTACAACTCAGCGAATCCCTTTATTTCTCCATTGTATGGATCGGATAATAAATTAAAATTTGCTTTGCCTGCCGAATTTGGAGAGGCTAACGGAGATCCCAAATCATTAGATGTAGATGATTTAATAAAATTAATAACGGGAGTGTCGTCGGTACGATTATTTTTTTGACCAGAAATAGCTGCAAATATTCTTAGCTCATCTTCAATAGCTGTAATTTTATTATAAAGAGATTGTATTTGATTAAAGAATAGGTTATTTAGAAATTGAGGAAATATTTGAATATTGCTTTTGCTGTTTTTATTTTGAAGCATTTTGTAAAAAACAGACTTGGGCATTCTATTATATTGCGGAGTTCTAACTCTTAGATGTCCCTGAGTATCTGCAAAAAATTCTAAATCTAGTACCTTTGCGGCAGATTTTATTTTTTCTAATACGGTACTATATCTGTTATTATAGAGATCTATTTTTTGCCCAGCGATATCCGCTTCAAAGGCTGATAAATCATAGCTTTTATCATAGGAATCATCAACTATAAAATAATTAACATCTTGATTAGACCGAACAGCCCAAGATAGTCTTCTTGTTAAGAAATTTATTTTTCTTCTTAGCGCCCGTCGATTATTAGGATCTTCATAATTAATTCCCTTGCTAAGATAATAATTATAATCAGTAGAAATATCATTTCCAATAATAGTAAAATTATCAGTTTTTAAAAAATTAGTAAAGGACTGCTCTTGATCTTGCAAAATATTTTGAGATTTTGATATTTTTTCTTTATTTTGCTCCATTATTGCGGAAGGATTAATAGTTGAATCATTGTTCAAGGATGCAACAATGATAGAAAATTGAAGCTCCTGTAAGGATTTGTAATTTTCTTGAAGCGTTACCTGGGCTTTAATTAAATCTTGCGTTCTCAAAGAAATCATTTCCGTATAAGATTTCTCATCAATAGATAAATTTTTAAAAGGAACAAAGTTTCCCCAAAGAGAATTATTTTTTTGTATATTTGAAGATAATTGAGATAATCTAGATGCTACCAAACGAGAATTGTCTTTGTTTAAATTTAGTCCGCCCGTATCAATTCCCGCCTTAAAATAATTAGGATAATTATAAGGAGTTCCAGTAACCAGCAAAGAAATTGTGTTCATGACGTCTTGGTTGGCTAACACTTCGGTGGTAGAGCTTTGTTGCCCATAATGCTCTTCAGTAAAAATTTCATCGGAGGAGCCGCCTAAGCTTAAGATTCCAATTCCTTCTTTCCATTTATATAAAAGACCATCTGGAGCAAAAATTATTTTTTTACCTCGCAAAGTATAATCTGCTTTGCCATATTGAATTTCAGAGTGCAATGATTGTAATGAGGGCGCCCTCCCTGCATTATTTCCGGCAGAAAATCTTATTAAACCAGAATTAATGAGAGCTTGATTTTCATCTAACAATTCTAAATTTTGATTTAAAGAATAGGTCTGATCAAATCCAGTCTTGTACGGAGTTAGTGGATCGTAAAGCATTCCAGCTGCCGTGGTATCTACTCCGGGATTAAAGTTTACTCGTCCTTGTTCTAAATAATAAGTATTATCTCTAGCGGTTATATCGACACCAAAGACACCTCCACTATACGAACTTCCTACGGACGTCACTACGCCTGCAAATACGTGAGCCCCTTCTTTTTCACTAGTAAATTGGGACCTTAACATATTCCAGAGATAATTAGGAATATCCGTATTTCCTAAAAATATAGACTTTTCTGTTTGCAAATCTAAATTATTAGAGGGTAGAAAAAAGTTATTGTAAGAATTTTTAATATCATAAATAGTATTAGAAAAATTAGTAAACAATCCAAATCCATTAAAAGCATTTTGAATTCCGGACATAACTTTTCCGTCAAATTTTGTTTTGCTGGACATAAAAATATTTACAGTATCCATTGGTTGGATTATATTTTTTCCAGAAAAATAAAATGTTAATTTTCTTCTGACATTATTTATTATCTCAGAAGCTCCATTCACAAAATCATAATTTCTAATTGTGGCTTTATCTAATTTTATTTTAGTATAAATTGCGTTAATGGTGTCAGAAAATAAATTTAGCTCGTTTGTAGCATCTGCTAGAACATTAGAATCAGCGGATATTTTGTGACGACTTCTTAGAGGCGATAGTCCTTGCTCTCCTAGAACGGCTCCCCCTAAGAGATATGGATCCGCTACTTTTACTTGGCTAAGATTAAGATTACTTGGTTCAAAAATTATTTCTTGCCCGGTCACATCTACAATTGCAATTACTCTTCTGCCATAAACCGTATCGGGATTAATTTTAAAAGATATTTCTGAAGCGCCACGAGATCTTCTTGTTTGATTTAGTTGACCTATCTTTTTTTCAACTAAATCTTCGGCAGTTTCTTTGCCTAAAGAAATAGAAGAGCTGAACCCTTTTTTACTTTCAAAAGCGTTATTGACGTTAATTGTATCGCTAATGGCGTATTCGATATCCATTGGCGTGACGGTCATTATTTCATATGGATCATCAATTCCAATGGAGCACATTCCTCCAGAAGAAAGAGAGCAGCTACAGGATACGTTGGTAAAATTAGTTAACTCAATTACTCCGGTGCCTCGCCCATATCTTAAAGAGTATGGAGTGACAATATCTTCAATCCATTGAGTGTAAAAATTAGGAGCGGAGTAATTGAAAATAGATTTTATTTTTCTAACTGTTTGACTAAATTCTCCAGGCTCTCCACTGATAGTGGTAGATGAAATAAAGTCAGACAATCCTATAATAAAAGGCAATACTTGTTCATCTATTTCGCCTACTTTTTGTGAAGCCAATTGTATTTTGCATAATTTTTCATATGCGGATATCTGCTTGCATTTATTTAAAAATAAATTATCCATTGCCAAGAAAACTAACTTCTCTTCTTCATTCATAAATTCTGGAACGAAGTTTCCAGCTAAAGAAGAATACATTTTCTTTTTTATTAAAACAGTTACATTGGGCTCCTGCATACTTATTTCCATCATTTTAGCAGAAGCTGTTCCGTAATTATTTTGAAGATATCCTTCTTCAAGATAATTTCTTTGAGCAGATTGATCTATATTTTTGGCAAAATCTCCTAATTTAGCGAAATTATTTTGCTGACCATCTAATTTACCACTTAAAGTTCTTTGATCTTCTGGAAGTTCTCCTCCTAAAAATTGGTCAGCTAATTGATTTCCTAAATCACTTAAAAATCCCATAATTACCTTGTATTAATTTTTTTATTAAAAGAATATTGGGAAGAGGTTGCTGTCCCAGTTGATTGATTATAATCTGAACCAAGATTACCAGAAGCTGGGTTAAAATCTTGATCAAAATGACTTCCGAGATTTCCACCTCCTCCAATTGGTGTTTTATGCCATGGTAAGAAATTAGTTCTATACCCTCTTCTTTGAGTGGCTGTAAATGATATATCATAGGAAAACAATAAATCAGTAGTTTCTCGAACAGTAATACTATTAAAGTAGCCTCTGAATACCCAGCCCATGTAATACATCTCCACAGTTAATGCATGATTGGCTAAGGTAGGTAAATTTCGAGGAGATAATGCATTAGATGCAGGAGAAAGAAGCGCCGAAGTAATTCCACCAGTAATGGCTCCAAAGCCGCCTCCAATGCCGTCACTTATTTTTCCTCCAATATAATTTGCGCCTTTACCAACAATGTTGTTTGCTAAATTTTCTGCGGCATTATTACTGGATAAAGTTAGTCCTACAGCATCGAAGGCGTATTGTTCGGAACGATAAACTTCATACAATGCGTTTATTCCTTCTACGCCGGAGCTGCCAGTGGTTCCAGCAAGAGCTATTGTAGTAAGCTCCTCTCCCCAATACTGAATATTATATCCGCCTTTGGTTCTTCGATTTTGAATTGCTTTTCTAAAAGAATAAGATATATTTTCCGGATTAACATACATTCTAACGACGCCCATATCCGGAACAAACCAATTAATTAAATGTCTTTTACTGTTCTGAGCCGCAGTGACGCCATAAGGAACTTTGGTGAATGGCAATCCTACATCTGAGCCAGGCGCATTGGGGGCACTGAACCCTTGCTCTTTTACATTGCTCAGATTGTTGATAGAATCATTAAGATCAGTAATATCTTTGATGGTCACCATATATTTTTCCTATCAATTGCCTGTAGAGCTTGCCGCGTTTGCGTTGGGGTCCGCTCCTAATAATCTAGATAAATCTTCTAAAATAGTTTTTTGGCATTTAGTGCAAAAGAATGGAATTCCTCCGTGCGGATGACCGCCAGTATCTTGTGGAGATTTTGCCGCTCCTTTTGCTGCCGAAACTTTTTCTGGAGATTTTACATCAGGCTTGCTCGCAGCGACCAAATTTCTAATGGCATCTTGTTCGCGCCCTATACG